AAAGGCTAGAACACAGGGTATAAGCAAGTTCTACACACACGCATGGGAGCAAAGAGCCAAGAAGTTCTTGAAACTGATTGAAGCCGCACCAGAGAAGATAGATGCAGTTAAACTATTCAAGAAAGGGCGTAACACAGACGACATTCACGAGAGAGAAGTCGCCCCTAAAGACTGGATGAGTGAGTCAGGATACAGAGTGAAGGTGTGGAATCAAGATGAGAAGAAGGCCAATGAGGAGGACTCACTTAACAAACTAAATGCAGTTTGGTTGAACATGATGGACAATCCTAAGCTAAAGGAGATATATAACCGCAAGCTCTTAGAGTTCGCTGACCTTGAGCCAGACGAGATAACCGATGTAATGGAGTATGAAAAGACTAAGCCAGCAATGATGCCTGGACAAGAGCTTCAACCGGGACAACCTCAGCAACAACAACAGATACCTGCTAGAATATAACCATGAGTATTACCTCACAGTTAGAGAAAAAGTTTGGTATTAAGATAGAGACCCTCAATTCAGTAGAGATGGCGACCTACAACAAGATGTTGAAGGCTGTTCAGAAGGCTCAGATAGATCAAGTTACCCTAAAGAAGTATATAGTTAGTATGAGAGAGTCAGTTGAACGAGAGCTAATCAAAGAGCCTGAGTTTAAGTGGATATTCATATTCAGAGTATTCAATCGTAAGCAAATCATGTTAAAGGCACGACTTCAGAACTACCTATTATGGGAGACCTTCCTGGTATCGCCTGCTAAAGCTAAGGAAAGACTTGAGGAGATGATAGACGGAATGCTACCAAAGACTTGACACTAGAGGATTATTAAACTATTATTACTGCAATGGACGAGACATCACAAAAGAAGTTAAACCAGATACTTAAAAAATCATTAGTAGAACTGACCGAGAACGACAAGGCTTTCATTAAAGCAAGACGAGATTATTTGAAACCATCACAACTAGCAGATTATAAATTTCTAACCCAAACCTCGAAAGAGACGGTAAAAAAGAAACATGGCAAAACACAAAAAACCAACTAAAGAAGAATTAGTAGAAGTTCAAGAGGAAGCGATAGAGGAAGCGAAGAAGGTAGTTCCCCCAACTAAGGAGGAAGTGCTAGAGAAGGAAGTGGAGGAAGAACTCGCTAAGGAGAAAGAGCCTGAAAAAGAGCCAGAAGAAGAACCAAAACCACCTAAACAAGACTTAAAGAAGAAGCTGTCCGCATCTGCTCGTGAGAATCAGAAGATACTCGCCAAGAACCGAACCATGACTAAAGCCTTAGCTGATGCTGAGGACATCCCAGAGCCAACACAAGAGGAACTAGAGAAAGAGTATGGCAAAGATGAATGGGACTTGATGAGTAATACAGAGAAGAAGTTTGGTAAAGAAGCGGTAACTAGCATGAGATGGAGAGAAACGATTAAGTCAGCAAAGAAACAGGCAAACAAGATAGACAAGTGGGGTGAGGAAGTCGGAGACTTTGTTAATGACCCACAGACCCTGTTAGACAACCCTAAACTAGAGGGTATGACTAACGACTTCGTAGCATTTGCCACAAAGGATGAGCATAATAGTGTGCCAATCAACATCCTAGTGTCAGCCTTCTTACACGAGAACACATCCGGCAAGAAGTCCACCAAAGGTAAACAGTTCCAAAAAGGATCAGGTGGCCCTAATACGAAGCCAATTCCAACCAGTAACAAGATATCACTAGAAGATGCAAGAGTCTTGAAGTCCAGCGACTACGATGAGTACAGACGACAGATGAAAGCTGGCAACATTGAGACAACTGTCTAATCTCCTACTTGACAACTACTGATTTCATTCAATACTATTAGCTTAGAACTCTCCTAACTCCTTTAATGGAACGGTAAAGACTTCAATTTACTAATTCATTAAAAATCATGTCAGCATACGGCACAAAACTAGCCGAGGCATTTTCAGGGAAAGTCATGCAACACTTGTATGACCAAGACTTGACAGATGTTATTGTGAACAGGGATTATGAAGGTGAAATTAACGGTGTTGGTTCTAAAATCAACATTCTTGACTTCGATGAGCTTTCAGAAAAGACCTACGCAAACTCAGCTCTTACTGCTGATTCATTAACTGAGAACAACGCTCAGTTGATAATCGACCAGTATAAGTCCTTCTATTGGAAGGAGAAAACATTAGCAAAATGGTTATCTTACATCAAGAACCCACACCCAACTATCGTGACTCAGGTCGCAAATGAGAGGTCAAAGAACATGGAAACATTCGTTCTTAATTCTTATGGCGATGTCGGAGCAGGTAATAGAGTCGGAACTGATTACACCACAGGAGATGTTACTATCGCAGTAACTACTGGAGTCGTAACTGGTAACGGAACTACATTTACCGCCGCAATGGTGGGCAGAGGCTTCAAGGCAGATGGACACACAGCATGGTACAGGGTTAAAACCTACACCAATGCAACTTCTATCGTAATTGAAGATGACTTGGATGACAGCGACTCAGCCTACACAGGCGGAGCAATCGCAGGTGGCTCAAGCTACACGATTGAAGCTGCAACACCGCTTCAAGTTACTACTGGTAACATTTTGAACAGCGTTGCACAGCTCAAGGAAAAACTTGATCTAGCTGAATCTGAAGGTCACTCCTCAGTTCCTGATTCCGAGAGGTTCTTAATTGCACCTCCAGAGTTCTACACTCTCCTTATTCAAGGTACAGGTATCGTACTTCATGTGAATGAAGCATACCAAGACCTCGTGAAAAAAGGATTCATGGGTGAACTCCAAGGATTCAAATTGTTTAAGTCAAACAGACTTCAAGGTGACAACACCGATGGCTACCGAGTCATCGCAGCTCACCCAATGTGGCTAACCTTCGCAGAGAAGGTATTAGACGCCCGCATGGAAGAAGATCTAATTGGCGACTTCGGAACCGCTTACAAAGACTTATTTGTCTACGGTAAGAAAGTCAAAGACGCAAGGCGTTGGATGGCTACCGAAGGATATTGGTTATTCTAACTAACCTCTAATCCCCTAGCCCTCTTAATTGGGGGCTAGCAAATTAGAAATTAAGTAAGTAATGTCAAAATTTGAACTAAAAGAACAGCTACCTAGAAAAACAAGAGATGAATTAACTCGTATAGAGGCTTTAGATAGTTCAAAGAGAAGTAGTGGAGACACCGACTTCCTTACATCCCTTGCTCCTTATAGAACCAACAGAGTTATCTTCTGGGACACACTATCATACTTAAGTCCACAAAACAGTTTAAGACATTTTGGTTCACATATTCTTTCAACAGACGACATCTTAGAAGCCGAAGGCAATACAGTTCCTACTGGATACTCAGGCTTTAAGCATGGTGCTTTCTTCCGCCACTTAGATGAGACAGGTTCTAACCGCTATGTGAATACCGGTGACAATGTATATGCTATCTGGAGTATCATTCCTGAAAGCGAAGTTGCATCTCCTTCACTCTCCGCTTCCCCATCTGGTTCTGCTTCCTCATCCGCATCCCCATCTGCAAGCCCAAGTCTATCCTTCTCAGCTTCTCAGTCCCCTTCAGGGTCGGGTTCAGCTTCTGTAAGCCAATCACCTTCACAAAGCCCATCCGCTTCTGAATCCGTCAGTCAATCACCATCACAAAGTCCTTCAGCCTCTGAATCTGCCTCACAATCCCCATCTGGCTCAGCTTCCCCATCAGGTTCTGGCTCAGCTTCTAGTTCAGCCTCAGTCAGCCCATCACCTAGTGCTAGCCCATCAGGTAGTGCAAGCCCATCAGGTTCTAGCTCTGCATCACTCAGTCCTTCAGCCTCCACATCAGCATCGGTATCACCTAGTGCTTCATCCTCAGTATCAGCCTCCACATCTCCATCAGGTAGCCAATCTCCATCCGCTAGTGCCTCTAAATCATCTTCAGCAAGTTTGAGTCCTTCAGGTTCAACCAGCCCTTCAGCTTCTGAATCATCCTCTGGCTCAGCTTCAGTATCTGGCTCAGCTTCACAATCAGACAGTCCATCAGCTTCTGCAAGTCCTTCAGCATCAGCAAGCCCATCACCAATTTTCTAAACTATGATAGACCAAGCATTTAAGACAATCGTTACAGGAGAAGTAAGAGGAGGCACAACCGCAGCCCAACTTCCAGATGTACCCTGCTCTCGTGTTATCTTCAAAGCTCCTTCCGACAACGCTACTAGCATCTTCTTAGGTGTTGAAGGCGTAACTAAACCCGATGGAACAACCAGTACAACCGCAGGCTTTGAGTTAGATGCAGGACAAGAAACGCCGGTGCTAAACATAAGCAACATAAATCAACTCTGGATGATCACCGATGTAAATGGTGATGATCTAACTTACATAGCTTTCCGCTAAACCCCTATTGACAGCAGATAACTTGGTGTGCGAAAATGATACACATGATACGAAAACATGTGTTTTTAAGTGATGAGCAGGTAAAGTTCCTAAAGAAAAATACTGAGTTAAAGCTAGCAGACCATGTTAGACGTGCTATGGATGCTTATATGAACGAAATGATGAACAGGGATGCAACCACTTCCAAATCAAAAATTAAAAAGAAATAATATGGAGAATACAAACTCAGAAACATTAACACCCCCAACAATAGCGGTTCAAATGAACTTCTATGATGCTTTGCACGAGATCACAGACAACAAAAGGGTGGCGAGAGTTGATTGGAAAAGCAAAGATTACTGTTTAATGCACGATGGAAAGCTATCTATCTTTACTAAAGGTAAGATTAGACCATGGATAGTAAACGATGGTGATTTGGAAGGTAGGGATTGGATAGTAGTTAAGGGAACAGATGACAGTAATTAGGATATTATTACTATTAGAACTTATATTTGCTCTAGCGTTTTTTGTTTCATTATTAAAGATATTAAATGACTATTGAACTCTCGGTAATCATTCCAAACCGTAACTCACAGTTCACCAACAAGACTATTCAGTCTATCTTAGACAATGCCGGGTGCAATGTTGAGGTGATTGTGAATGTGGATGAAAAATGGCCACTCCCACTTTCAACTGATAAGAGGGTTACTTACCTACATCCCCCATATCCAAAAGGGCTTAGAAGGGCTGTAAATGACTGTGTGAGCCTAGCAAAGGGCAAATATATCATGAAAATAGACGATCATTGCTTGGTAAGCTCTAATTTCGGCAGGGTTTTGATAGACTCTCACCAAAAAGGGTGGGTGCAGATACCAAGACGATACGCTTTAGATGCTGAGAACTGGAAGATAGGAAACG